CAGAGATACTTGTCAGTTAAGACAGCAAATCTAAAAATATAACGCATGAGCGTAGGATTTTACTTCCATTCAAAGAACGGCATACCTCCCACCTAGCGAGGGTATCTTTAATTGTGATTACGCTGGAGCGTAATCGTTATTAGCATTTGGAATTGGATAATCAAATAACACAGGAACACTTACAAAAAATACTGGGTTGAAATCAACACCAGCAGAATAGTAAACTTCCATTGAAGGCCATGCTCGTGTAGCAGATGCAGCAGCATCTGTTGTAAAACTAGCATTAATCATCACATTATCATAATTATATTGTCCTGAGTCATATGTTAGATTAGTGAACGCATGTGGCGCTAAACTAAATCGATTTAGACTATATTGAGGAACATTAATGGATAATGCTGATTGTGTATTTGTATTCGTTACCGAAATACCATTTTGGCCTGAGGCCTTACGGAATGTACTTCCGTTAGTGGTTATTGCACTTCGTGCATAAAAAGATTCGAATTCAACCCCTGCAGTTGTTGTAAATCGATTAACATGTTGTAGTGTCGGAGCAAAATTAGTGCTCGCGTAATGACGTGCTGCTGTTAATGAATCAACATAATTAATTGAAGCAGGACATATTGGATTTATATGAATGTTAGTACTTCCTCGGAAGCCCACATAACAATTCATAATCCATCGTAAAGGATGATTTTTAACATAATTAAATCTTTTAGGTGTTGAACCAATTGATGAAGCAGCCCAATTAAATCCCCAATCAGTATCATAACCATACATTGGTGGAATTCTAGGCAGTAAATTGGTTGTAAACTGATAACCTGACTGAACATAAACACCAGCAGCTGTTTTATATTGTCCTAAAGGTTGGACAAATGATAAACTTGAGCGATGAATTAATGGTCTCAATGAAACAATACTTTCTCCTGTTGTAATCAAATCAATAGCATCATCATGTGTGGGTGTTTGATGTGCAATATTTTCACTTGAGTATTCAAGAGATTGTACTGATAGTGGTGATAGTGTTTGAGTGATATCTCTAGGTCGAGCATATCTAAAATCACTTCCTGGTTTTGAGAATAATAACATATCTATTGAAGGATTTGCAGCTGGTCCAGACAATACATTTAAAACGCGTACGGTAAACATACCATTTTGCGTAATTTTATTTAAAGGTAAGGTTGGAGTTGGAGAAATAGATATTCCATCACCAATACCATTAGCTAAATACGGTGTATATGCTTTATACGGGATTTCAAATTCAATTTCATCATCTGTGGCTAAATCCACCACACGACTATAAACTGCTGTTTCAACATTAGTTACTCCAATAAGTGAAACATTAGGATCCCAAGCAATTAACAAACGTCCCTTATGATATTTTGTTTTTACAAATTTTATACGGTAAATAATAGAACCGCGCCAATATTCAAACATACGTCCAAAATAGGCTAAAGGTGTCATAAAATTTCCCGTTTGGGGGACAGATGTAATAAATGAGGTTTGACCTGGAAAAACATATCCTGTAAACAATGGCGTACTAACAGCATCAGCTGAAGTCCAAACATTAGATTTAATAAAGGATTCTCTACCAATAGTATTAGCTAGAGATAAAGGATCCTCAGGATCTATATTGGCTATACTATTGTCAATAGTAACCTCATTTTTGGGATCGATACATAATTTATCGATTGGCATTCGGGTTTCTACATTTGCAAATGCATGAAATGCCTTAGGATGAAATCCATGAACGTCATCAATAACAGGAGGATTGGAATAACCAAATAATTTGGCTATTGATGATACAGCTTTTGCACCAATACTAGTTGCTTTTGCAAACGGTCCAATATATGGTATTTTACTCATCATATCAGCAACATGTGATACTGCAGTAGCTGGTCCAGATATAGTACCAGATCCTCTATCTTCATATTCATCACTTTGTAATGCTAAACCTGTAGTTGGTCCACTTAATTTGACATTTGTAGCCCAAGCATATACAGTAATTGTTATACCAGAACCACTAACTCCATTAGCGGATTGTAAAGGTGCAAATTCAAAGAATTCCATTTGGCCCATACCTTGAAATTGATCTGCAATCCCAATATCTAACCATGCACCAGTCCACAAAAATGGTAAAACCATTTCAGCCGTAGACATTCGTGATGGTTCCAAGTAAACTCCAGGAGCTTGACTTAGAGGTATGCGATTTTCAGGATCTGCAGTATTAATGCCAACTGGGAAGTGCATTGGCCGCCAAGCAGCTCGAACACATCCATAATAGAAGGGTGATGAATTAATAACAAATTTGAGATGTAAATCACACCTGATACGTGAAAAATTATCTAATTTCTTCTTAATATAAATATTATCAAAGAAAAGAAACCAAGGATTAAAGTTAGTAGCCAAAGTGACTCCTTCTACCCATGGTTCAGATACAATTCGTACAGGACGTGATAGATAATCACCTAAATCTGCTGCGGTATCTGTTTCAGGATCAAACGTATTGTTTAAGAAATTGCTCATATCAAGAGGTGGTATTACCTCAGCATCATCAAATTCAATAATTTGTTCTGTAACTCGATCGCTCGTAACTTCAGTTGGTACAATAACATCTGAAGATTGAACTTGTAATTGATTTTGTTTCACCTGTGTCAACAAACAGGTTTCATTTTGTGTTGTAATAGCGGATTGGTTATTTTAAGATGAACTACCATAAATCCATTAGATAGTTCAAGCTTTCACTCTATTTGAGCATCAACAAACTCTTATGTAAAAACATATTTCGGGGATCGCCCATGTAGATGAGAATGATGTTATCCATTCTTTATGTGATATAGAGTAAATTATAGCACATAACAGTGTCTATAACAACATTGGTTCTTTGGTTTATTAGACGTGATTCCTACGCCATTTTTCATCCACGTTCACGGAAAGCATCTGCTAGTTCATTCCAAGTTGGAAAAGGTTGATTGACATAGAATAACTCTAAATCAGCCTCCTTGACAATTTGCAAACACATTTCACGTTTTTGGTGGAATATGGTTTTACCATAATTGAAATATTCAAATACGGCATTATTTAACACACTAATAGCGTGTTGTTCTGGACATAATTCAGATGATGGTAAACATTTAGTTAATGATTTAGCAATAGAATCTTCCTCAATAGGACATTGGTAATCTCCTAATTCTGATTCATATCGCCAAGATCGTTTAAGAAATGAAGCATCTTTAATGTGAATAAATGGTACGGACTCAGCTAACTTATCAGCCATAGTGTACTTAACATTAACTTCACTTAAAATTTTTTGCATTACAGTGTGATCAAAGTTATCAATATTTCTATTAACACCCATGATATTATCATCACCATAAGTCATCAAAGCAACATTATTTTTAAATTCGCTTAAATCATTTCCAACAGTAGCCCATACATAGCGAACATATAATGAGTTAACCAGACCGTTAATAATAACAGTCAAAGGTTGTCCTGAAGGATTTGATCCAAAGAATTCAACTAAATCTCCATTGAAATCCATTACTGGAAAAGCGGTGTCATATGATATTCCTGTTACAATTTGCAAATCTTCTTTAGACCATCCACAATGTGTTAACACATTTTTGATGATTTCAAAAGCAGCCATAATAACTTGGGAACTCATATTTTTATCAAATTTAGAATAATCTCCAGCAATAATTCTATCTTCACCA